AGCATCTGCTTCCTTGACCGTGACGTTGTTGAAGTGCATTGCTGCGTTCTGTCTCGGCTGGTTGTCTTTGCCGGTGTAGGACTCAAGCCTGACTGAGACATCGCCCGTGACCTCGACCTCCGAGCCAATAGTCGGGCGTGCATCCGTCCAGACCGTGACGTAGTTCTTTCGATCTTCACCGTCGAACCCCTTTAGTGTTTCGATTAGCTTGAAGCCGTGACCTTCGATGTGCCAGGCAACCTCGCCGCTTACTTTTCCTTTAGCCATTATTCCTCCGTAGGTTTTTCTTTTACTTTACTTTGAGGCTCCGACAATGTGCGAACCATTGACGCAATCACGATTCCCGCAAGACCGGATGCCAGGTAGAACTTCGTCTCCGTCCTCATCGACTGGCGTAACCAAGTCCTCAGCGAATCCGCCGTGCCAGGGTAAGCAGTCTCCGATTTTCTGTTGCTTGCGTGCTCGGCAGCCGAAGCAGGTGTCGTTGCTTTTGCGTGTCGAATTGACCTCAAAGACAATGCCGCACCTAACGCATACCTGTTCCGCCACGTCATAAGCCTAGCCTTTTTCGAATGTCCGCGGGAGGTGGAGCGGAGTTCTTTTCTAGTTCCTTCATCTGATTGAGGTATTCATTTGATGCCTTGAGTTCTTTTTCCCTTCGGGCCTCGATCCCTGCACGAGCTTCTGGAGTCGTTGCAGCGTTCTCCCATGCGTCGTTGTTTAGCCAGGTCGCTGGATACTTCGTGAAGTCTGGATCGCGCTTAGGGTCGTTGCGATACACAATCACGCCGGCAAGGATGTCCTCAAACTTTGCTCGCTTTAGTGCCGATCGAAACGCTCTGAAGGCTTTGGCCTTGTCTAGCTTGCGAGGGTAGCTTGTCCAAAATTCATCGAACATTTTTTCTGTCTGCGCTTTAGATGGTTCTGTAATGGTTCTATTAAGGTTTTGTACGACAACAGTGTCACCCCTGACGGCCGAATCTGTCACCCCTGATTGCGATTCTGTCACCCCTGGCAACGTCACCCAATAAAGGTTTGACTTGTATTGCGTCTTGGTTGGAGCGTTCTGCACCTCGACTCGTAACTCACCAATTGCCTGTAAGTGTTGGATGTCACGCTGCACGCTTCGCTCGGATGAATTGACCATCTTCGCAAGGGTCGAAATTGATGGCCAAGCACCTATCTCGCCTTGATGATCGGCGATTGCTAATAGAACTAATCTTGCCCTGCCGTCGGCTTTGGAGTTTTTCCAGACGGCATTCATGATCTCGATGCTCACTTGCGCTCTAGCTCTCGATAACGCTTGTAAGCCTCAATCGCAAGATAGTCCCTGGAGCCGGCACTTGCTCGACCGGCATGAAAGTAAAGTTGTTTGAGTTCTTGCGTAATGTCTACACGATCCTTGTCAGTTAGAACTTTGTATTTTGAGCCTTCTAGTGCTCGTCCCCTTGCGTCCCTGGCTATGAGTTCAACGTCCATGTAATCCCCTTAGATTAGAAACGATGGTGGCCCCGACGGAACCTTCCTCCCATCACTCGTGAGTATAAACCAAGCGCCTAAAGGTTTGTCAAATACTGGCGTGTCGAATCCGTCCCAGCTACCTAGCTTCCAGCCGTGATCGCGAGCGTCGCTTGCGACCTGCGCGTTCTGCTCCATTTGATAGTTGAGCCAAGCGCAAACTCTGATTAGGTTGTCTGCTCGATCGAGCTTGATTGAACCGCCCATGCCTTTGTTCCGGCGATGATGTATCTGTAAGCCGTCCTCAGCTCCGCAGTGCCAGCACCAAGCGTCACGTTCCTTGATGAGTTTGATGAGCTTGGGTTTCACCCCTAAAGTTTAGCCTCCGTCTGCACGAGCTTTGCCTGCGTCGCTACGGCCATGATTGCCGTCTCTAAGCCTTTGATTTTCATTCGCACGCGGTTAGCCTCAGCCTTGCGTAAGTCGCGCTGTAATCGCGCGTCTGCGGCTTCTAGCTTAGATAGGGCAGTTCTATCCGCAACCGTACCTTGAGCCTTTATGAAAGCCTTTTGCTCGATTGTATCGAGTTCGTGTTCTGCTTCCGCTAGGGCAATCTCGGCAGCGAATAGGGCCTCCGCGCCTTTGCGATTCTCAGCGGTTAGTGTCGCTAGTTCCTGTATCAGTTCCGATGGCAGCATACAAATCCAGTAGGTGAATGATTAGATTATGTTGAAAGATGTCGTAGTGCTCACTGTTTCCGGTCAGCCTTGCTTCGATTGCTGCTTCCTCTAGCTCCCGAATCTTTGCTTCCAGTATCAAGTGCCTCTGCTCGCTCTTGTATTGCCTTGAGGACTGAGGCATCCTGGTTGGCTGCTTTGGCTTTGGCATAGAGCTTCCTTAGTTCGGTTACGTCGCTAATACTATCCGCTTGCGTCATGAAGTTGTCAATCGGTTTATTCGCTTTCACCATTTCCTCACGCGACGGGCCTTCACCGATACCGGCTAGTCGTAAGCACCTACCGACGGCTGAAGTCTCCGCATTCTCAAGTGCTGCGGTTGCGTTAGCTCCCGAGCCTCCGTCTATCTCGAACGCGTGACCAGTTGCTTTAGCCAGACCGTTAGCTTGGTCGCCTGCCGTGAGGTAGAGCGAGGCTTTGACAACCCATGTCGAAACACTCCGATCACTGGGAGAAGTAAGGTTTTCCGTAATGACTCTGGCATCGGGCCACTCCTTATGTAGTGCGTTGAGACGTGATTGAACGTCTTGGTAGTTTTCTAAATTGAATCTAGGCATCGTCCTCATCCCCTTCGTAATCCTCCACGAACTTCCAGCCTTCGCTCATCCAAATTGGTTGCTCGATTCCCTTGATCGTGAGGTATTTGATTGAACCAGTCTCATCGTGTGTGACTAGACCGGTGACCTTGCCCGTGACAAACGTCTCGTCGTCTCCGATGCTGCGCATTAGTGTCACGGTATCGTGCAGAAAAATTGAGTTCACTTTGTCCTCTTGATTACTAGGTACGGTGCTCCGCCTCCGCGTGCTTGACGCTGGGCAAACTTGTAGCGCTTGCCTTCGTGCTCCATGTAGGCAGACTTAGCGTTTCCCATTTGAGCTAGCACCTCTGACTTGGCTTTATTGAGTTCGTCTTTTGCTCGATCGTATTCGTCTTGAGCTAAGACTAGGTAATGCCCGCCCTCAATCTCAACTTCCTCGTCGGTGATTTCCAAGTTCTCCTGGCGCACGGCGTTGTAGGTCGAGTCGGAACCATCCCAAGCCGGACGCTCGCCTGACTGAAGGCTGTCCCAAAAGTCTTGCGCTGCTTGACGCTGCTGCCTTATCTGAAAGTCGTCGCGGTCGATGTCTGCCTCTACCCAGTCCATCCCGACTAGGCCGATTATCTTTCCCTTTCGCAAGTCCATCACGTCCAGGTAGTGCTGCACCTGAGCTTCGTATTGCGGTGGCAATTCGTCCCAGTAGTTGCGTGAGGTCTTGACCTCTAGGATTATCCACTCGCCAGTCTCGACATTGCGAGCCAGCGCGTCTGGGTTTGCGTGTAGGTGTTTGACCTTCGGATGCTGATACGTGCCGGTTGTAAAGACTTCGTAGTCTGGGTTCTGTTCCTGCCAGATACTTAGGATTGGTTCTTCGAGGACTTGCCCTAGACGCATGGCGAAGTTGGATGTCGCTAGGGATTCGATTAGTCCTGATCGCTTTGCCCATAGTGCGTAAGCAGACTCCCAAGGATTGAGTCCGAGGATAGTTCCTATCTCCGAGCCTCCAATGCCTTCCTGACGGGCGTGATGCCACTCTGGAGACCCGTTTACGAACACGCCTAGTAGTTTTGCCTTATTGAACTCTTGCGGAGCGTGTAGCTTCATTTGACCTCTTTCGCTAATAGGCTTAGCTTATGTCCGACCTCCGACGTTTTGACACGGCCTACGTCAATTTTCTACGGAAGATTCACGAAGCCGGTCGCGTGCCGTGTGATGGAAGGGCCAATTTATTTTTCCCCGATGACCTGCCGAATCCCGAGGCTCGCAAGCTTGCTACAAAAGTAGCAAAGCGGTTATGCCAAGAATGCCCTATCTTGCAGGAATGCTTTACGTACGCAATCGAGTCGAACCAGCGTCACGGAATCTGGGGAGGAACTTCCCCGAGTGAGCGTTAGTCTTTAGCTAGCTCGTCGTCGGTGTCGGGAGTGTCGCTTAGGTCGTCCCAGTCGAAGTCGCCATCCTGATTGACCTCTAGTGCGTCTTGCACGGCCTCGGAATCTGACTTTGCTACGGCAGCACGGTAAGCGTTCTGAATGTCTGTCAGCTCGAGCGTGCCTCGCCATGCAAGGCTAACGCCAATCGTAGTTAGTACGACTGCGAACGCTGAACCAACACCAATGATTGAACCCATTAGCCAGTCACCGGCAACTGCACCGATAGCAGT